GACAGGTCTTGATTAGTGATTTGTCATTCGGGAGAAGCCGCCTAGTTACAGAAGACGGTCGCATGGTAGTTACCGGTCCAGAGGTCAAGTATTCCTTGGGGTTCTCCCGACCCGTGAATGCGTTCCAGGCGTGGGCTAACCTGGTGCCGAAAGTATCAGCCAATTCGTTTAGCCCTCCTCATTATTCGAACGCCTCCTTATTTAGCTTGAATGCCACGAAGGCATCGAGCATCGCAGCCACAGAGTCGATCTTGGCGTCACGACGCTTCTTGAGAAGCTTACGGTTTCCATTGGTGTCTTCGAGCGTGATGCAATTACCCATTGTGAACTGCATGAGAACTTCATCGAATAAGAGACAACGCTCTTCGGAAAGTTTCTTCAGTTCTCCTAACGGAACGGACTCCGTCTTGGCTCCCTGAATAACTTTCTCAATACCGTAAGGACCGTTCTCTTTCTCCCAGCGGTCTACGAACTCTCTCGCGTTGTACGGGTCGAACCCGAACGTCCGAACATCGTAACGAGAATCATCGATGAAACGATCCAGATCATCATACACCTCCATCATGTCTAGAATGGAGCATTCGAGAACCTGTAGCGAACCCTCCTCGATAAATTCGTCGTACTTCCGTCTCATAGCCGTTGGAAGTTTAGCAAGTGTGAGACTCGAGATATAGCATCGAGTCTTCACGCCGAACTCGCCTCGACCCAGAGGAAACAGGAAGGTGAATGCGCAGAAGTCATCTCCCTGAGAGAGGTCCGCGCCCATCGAACAGGGAAGCCCCCAGAAATCTCGACGACGGTGAGGTAACGTTTCTTCATATGTGAAGAAATACGTATACCCTTCCATCGGGATTCCGAATCGCTTAGCCAGAATATCGTTACGAACCGAAGGAACGTGTTCCGCCCTCTCGACGTCGCGCTGATATGTCTCGTAGGATACCGTGATTCCGATATTAGGTTGAGCCTTGACCCACATTTCGGGGTTGGCTACTTCCTTAATATCGTCCAATCGATAGTACCAGATAGACGTATGTGGATCGTAGAACTCTCCTTTGAGAATCTTGAGAAGCTCGAGCTTCATAGAGTCTCCGGCAGAGTTTCGAACAGTTCCTTCAGAAGAAACGGCAAGGATAAGGTAATCCTTGATCTTCGAGGCGCCCTGCTCGATGGCACCGACAACATCTTCCCGGATATCGCCAGACAACCACTCGTCGACCGTATTCATCTTGGTACGAAGTCCCTGAAGCTTGTCGATTGTCATTGGACGAACTTCGAGAAGACTTCCCGTTAGAGTATTCTCGATACCCTTCTTGGAAGGGAAGAGTTTAGGCCTGAGCGCTTTGTTGGAGGTCGCGTTCTGGCTTCCAATAGTCAGAAACTTAAAGAGAGGACCTCGTTCCCGAACGATAGCTGTCCGGAAAGCGCTCATAACCTCTTCAGCCTGCTTCATCGTGGGCGCGGTGGTGATCTGATGCGTTGTGGTGGTATCAATCACCAGAAAGTATGCTTGAAGAAGAGTCTCGTATAGAGATTTCGCAGCACCTCGACCAACAATCAGATACTGTTTGTTCGTCAGTCGGAGCTTTACTTTCTGTCTCTCGAAATGACCGCCGTGACCGTTCTCATTCGGAACATACACGGACCGCTGCTCGTAATACCACCAACCGAAGATTTGTTCGGCCCATAGGAGGAAGCTGTCTAGGAGTTTCAACTCTTCGCCGTCGGTTAGCGTCATTTCCACTTCTGCGAATCTAACAAAACCTTCTACGGCGCGATCGTCGTAGTAGATGTTCGGATCGGCGATGAGCCCATCGATCCGATTCATCTCCATAGCGATCTCCCGACACACCGGAACATCGCCTCTAAGCACCTTGGCTCGAAACTCGCCGTAGTACTTCGGCGTCGCGGTGTTGCTGAGCATCGCTAAACTCCTATTTTGACGTTAAGCCTTCTTACGGAGGCGCTCGAGGTTGGCGAGGATCTTCTCGCTTCGCTTGTTGGCGACGATCTTGTCTCGCTGGGCGGCCATTCGAGACTTTCCGGCTCGCCGAGCAGAGGCGACGATCGAATCCTGCTGGACCTTAGTCTTTGGAGACTGTCGGTTCGGGACAATCGAACCCTGCTGTACCTTACTCTTCAGAGCGGGTGACTGTCGGTTTGACCTGACGACATCGCTAACTTCAACTGGCGGATTGTTGCGACGAATCTTCCAGCGCATACCCTTCCTACCGTAGTGCGCGAGAACCTCGTCGTCGTAATGTACGTCCATAATGACTCTCTTTCGTGAAGATCAGCCGAACTGTCTGTTAAACTTTCGACGACCGTTGTAGATGTTAATCTCGCGCATCATTCGACGCATTGCACCAGACTTAGCGACGGCCTCATATCCGGACCTACCGGCTTTAATAGCCTTATCCGCTATCTGCGCATTAGTCGGAAAAACACCAGCCGCCTGACCACCCTTAAAAGCAAGTGCTCCGGCTAGAACAGCGGTTCCGACATAGCGGGTATTTCCAGTTGCCAAGTTTCGAACACCCCGAGCAGTCTTACCGACCGAGTTCTTAGCATCCTGGCGACGTCGCTTTCCTCGAGCCTGTTGCGCTCGCTTTTCCCAATCGGTATTGGCTACATGGTTGTCGAAAGCCTTCTTATACGCGGAATCAACAGATCGCTGCTTAACCTTAGCCTTGATGAGCTTGCGGCGATTACCGGCGCCCTCGCCATAGTACATCTTTGCTTGAGTGAATTCTCGAGCATCTCGTCGGGCGGCGCGATCAGTCTTACGACTAACCCCCGGGGTGCGCTGCTTTCGCACGCCCCACTTCATACCCTTGACGCCGCTGTGATCGAGGAAATCATCGGGTCGTTCGTAGATCATTTCATAAACTTTCGTACAGTGTTGAACCCGTTAGAAATCTTCTCAGCAGAAGAAGCATCAAACCCGCCAGAAACAGCCTTGTCGAGAAGTGCCTTCATGGCGTAGCCAGCAGCAGCTCCAGCAGCAGCACCCGCGATCTTCATAGTGACATTTGCGAAGTTCTCAGCATACTTTTCGCCGAGCTTCTTACGGTATTTGCTCTGGGGCTTCGCCGTCAAATCGCGATACTGCTTCTCGAGGTTAAGACGTGTCACTCGACGCTGAAGCTCTTTGTTGGAGAGCTTATGGTTCGGTGTGGTGGAGTGCGCGTGCTTGTAATCACCGTGCTGGTTCATCAAGCGGGTCTTACTGACGATGGCTCTGTTCTTTCGAACGCCCCACTTCATACCTTTGACGCCGAAATGCGCCAGAACGTCATCTACGGAATCAAAAGTCATTTTGACTCACTTTCCGCGAGGACCTGAATCCGCCACTCAAGCTCGCTAATCTGTTTCTCGATGGCTGTCTGAACGAATGAGTTCGATGGCGGATCGAAGAGCAGTCTACAACGAAGATAGACATAACTCCGAACGAGATATAGAGACATCTCCGGCTTGAACACGTCTTCCCAGACAGGTCCTGACCCGGTTATAAACTCTCGATAGTCGGTAGCTCCAAGTTGGCGAAGAGTTGAGATAGCGGTGTTGATATGCATACAGATATCGGTATCGAAACTGTAGCCTCGGCTATCGACTCCCAAAACCTCTTTAACGTCTTCGACGATCGATGACATTTCACCTCCAAGGAACGGTATCGTTGGGAGCCCGATCGGGCGGTAAACTGTAAAGTAAACTCTTGTCGCCGAAATGAATGGCATTATGTGTCTCAAGAGTTGTTGTTATCAGATACTCGGGATTGAGTATGTCTGGATTGTAGTCCTCTAGATCTTCCGGACAAATCGGATTCATATGATGAACCAGAATGTCGCTATAGATCTCTCGGTCGTCTATTCCCAGATCACAGGCGTTGTCTCGAAGTATCACTTCGTTCCTGGCGGATAACCATTCCGGAGATCTGTAGAATCTCTGGTTCAGGTATCGGTCAAACCCGAAAGTGCTTGCCCCTACATTCCCGCCCAATTTCAAATACTCATATCGGTCCTCGAAAGTCCTCAGACGAAAAAGCTCAGTGACGTTGAGTCTCTTATCCATCACTCGTCACCTTGGTAGGACCGCATTGCCGAGATGGCCTCAGCCATAAGACGTTCTGTGTTGGTGTTAGAATCGAGAACCGTCTTCTTAGACTCAAGAACGGCGTTCTCCCGACGCAACTTCTCGAGTTCGAGCTCTTCACGGAGAGTTCCTCGTTTGAGAAGTTGTGAAACGATCATGGGGGATGCGGTACCATCCCTTAATTGGCGCTCGGCGAGCTCATAAGCGAGCCCGATGAGGATATGCTCCTGCTTTTCCGGGGTGGTAGCCCCTGAGACCCGAGACTTTTTGGTGCCTCCCACTGAGTTACCTCCTAGTCCGGGAAGTAATGAAATAGATCTGGGCAGTTCGACTACAGACTCAACGACTTCTACCCGCCTTTCAAGGGGTACCAATCCTTGAATACTCGTCGGGAAGGAGCACCACAGAAAACCCAACGGTGCAGGGAAATCGTTGAGCCTGTAGCCGAACTGCCCAGATCGAAATCGCAAGCCTCAAAAATCC